CTACATTTTCTGATTGCCGTTAGCATTTTCGTTAGCATTTTGCGCAAAAAATCCGGCCATAGCGTTTTCTGCCTTGACCCGGTCAGCGTTTGCGATGTGCGTATAAATGCGTATCATGGTCTGATTGTCCGCCCATCCGCCGAGCTGCATCATCTCCAGTTCCGGCACGCCGAGGTGATACCCCAGCGATGCGAAGCTGTGCCGAAGCCCGTGCGTGCCGACCTGCGGCAACCCATTGCGCGCGCACACGCGGTTGATCTGGTGGTAGATCGTGTTCGGGTTGCAGTGCACGACCGGCCCGGACTTGTCCTCGACGGCCTCCAGCGCGGCCAGCAGCTCCGGTATCATGATGGGGATTGTGCGCGTGGAAGAACGGTTTTTGTTGGTCGCCTTTTGCTGCGGCCGCTGATCCTCGCCGATGACGACCGCGCCGGATACGCGGATCGTCTTTGCGGTCAGATCTATGTCCGACCAGTTGACCGCCATGATCTCCGAGCGGCGGAGGCCGTGCAGCGCCAGCAGCGCGGGAATGGCAAACGGTTCATTTGCCACGTCCGCCACAAAGACCTTGATTTGCTCCGGGTCGAGCCATTGGCGTTCGTTCGGCGGCACTTGCGGAAGCGTTACCTTGGGCACGTCGTAACCGCCGAATTTCAGCGCGGCCGCCACCATCATCCACGCATTTTTCAGCGTCTTCGGTTTCACACTTTTCGCCTCGGCACTCACTATCGCCTGCCAGTTCGTGATCTCGCGGACTGGTTTTTTCATTTGCGCGGTGAACCGATTCCGCGCCATGGATTTGTACTCTCGTATCGTTGACGGCGACAGCACGCCGCGCTTAGCGTCGATGTACGCCGTCACACACTGCTCCAGCGTTTGCGTGCTCTTGCAGGGGAGGCGCTGCCCGTTGCGGTAGTCGGCTTTGATCTTTTCCGCCTGTTTGATGCACTCTGTCCGCGTCGGGGCGGATACAGGTATGCTCTCGCCGCTGAGCCGGAGCTGAATAAACCATGTTCCACTTTTCAATTTTCGCGGCTCAGGGACTTTCAAGGCAGTTCCTCCTTTGCCCTTGTGTTTTCACTTGCCTGCTGTTGCAAGCTCAATTTCTGGTTTTGGAACTGGGTGATTCGATTTCCACGGTGTGTTGATTCCGTCGATATGCTCGAACAGATCCTCACGGATATTGCTCCACATGGGATCAAGAACAAAATCAATGCCTTCTCTTCGCGCCAGCTTTGCGGCCGGAACAAAGTCGCTATCTCCGGCAATAAGGATGATTTGATTGACCTGCTTTTTATATGCGAGAGAAGCAATATCGACGCCGATTTTCATATCAACGCCTTTTTGCTGCGAATTGAATTCAAAATCATTCTCTGTCAGGGAATCCAGGGTTCTCTTCCCGGAAAGAAGGGCTTTCGTGACTTCTGGCTTAAGGTTGTAATTCATGTGGTCGGCAAGATGCCCCAAACGAAGAGCAAATTTCCGCATCTGCTTAAGCTGGTCAAAGAAAGCGGTAGTCCACGCTTGGGTATCGGACTTGTCGAGGTCAACATTTTTCCTGCGCAGGGGATGATATACGCTCCTGCGCCCGGCAGGTTCACAGTCATAGTAGAATACGCGGTAGAGTGAGTTGGGCTCATAGTTCTGGCCTTTGTCGCTCTTTCTGCGAAGATGGGCCTTACAATAGGAAGATAGCTCTCGGGCTCGTTCTTCTGCTGTTCTTTCTCCCCATAGATAGCGCGCTCGCTTTCGATAAAATCCGCCATCGACCAGAATAGCTGTCTTATCCATTTCTCTATGTCTCCAATCAATAAAAAATAAGGCTCCAGGATTCAGCGTTACCCCATATGAGCGGGGTGCTTACTACCAGGAGCCAATTTAGCAAAGTTATTTAACAGAGTAAATATTACTCTTGGCTTTAGGTTAAATGTTTTTTCCTCAAATGTCAAGAGTTAACTGGCTCAAAGCGTAAGAAAATTTACGAAATGCTCGGGAACTGCGTGAAACTTTAGGAAAATCTCCGAGTTTGTATGCTTGTCTCGCGGCACTTCATTCTCCCTTAGTCAGGAAATGCCGCCTGTACAGATCTTTCAGCTCATCGGCGGTGTAGTTTGTGTCGAATCGGCGATTGATGAGGCCGCGCGTGAGGCCAAAATTCCAGCCGTATTTGTGGACCAGGCGGTACATGACGCTATAGATTTCTGCCTGCATGCGTGTCCCCTCCCAAAAACGAAATACCTTCAATTCCGCCCGGGCGCACAGCACCCGGGCGGTTGTGATTATTTCGCCTTTTCGAGGCGCACGGTTTTGGTGGTGCCGAGAGCCGATGCCTCGTAGCTGATCTCACCTTTTTCATATGTGAACGTCTTGGTATCAGCGCTGGACGCCAACAGGGCAGAGCCGGTTTTCTCTTTATCGTTCGCAGATTCCCATGTATAGGGTTCATCGGCCGTTTCCGGAGCAACGAATGTTCCAGCCCAATATAGGGACTTGGACTCGCTGTCTGTGTTGACCCAGTAGATTTCGATCGTGTCGCCGCTGATGGTGGCCGCCTGGTAGCTTTCCTTCGAGTCCGAGTTTGACTGCACCCATTCACCCGTCAGATCTGGGGGAGTGGCGACTTCAGGCGTCTTTGTGTCGCCACCGTTCTGGCTGCCGCACGCCGTCAGGCACAAGACCAGAAGCATGGTTGCGATGATGGACAATAGGCGGCTTTTTGCGAATGTTTTTTTCATAGACATTCTTCCTCTCGTTTTTCTCGCCGTTTCCGGCTGATTACGACAATTTTATCATTTTATGGTCGGAATGTCTATTCTTTCTTTGCTGTACGATAAAAGGGACTGTGCTACACTGCTGCCCCTGCGCATAATAAGCGCGGAGGCGATGAAAGGTGAACTATCAAGACTACAAAGACGCGCGCGATGCATCGTGGCGCATTCTGATCGACTGCAAGGTGACAGAGCTGCCGGTCAGGATCAGCGGCGTGTGTCGGTCGTTGGGCGTGTCCGTGCGGCGGTATATGCCGGCCGAGCGGGACAACAACGACGGCATGTCCACCGTCGTCGGCGGCGCGCCGACGATCATGGTGTCCAGCCTGGCGATCCCGGCGCGGCAGCGCTTTACCTGCGCGCATGAGCTGGGGCACATCATCCTCGGCCACGTCGGCCGGTACGCCCTCGTGTGCCGAGAGCCGGAGCCGGGTGACAACCCCATCGAGCAGGCGGCCAACGTGTTTGCATCTAGGCTGTTAGCGCCAGCGTGCGTGTTGTGGGGCTGCGGCGTGCAGTCGGCCGAGGACATCGAGCGGCTGTGCGACATCAGCCGAGCGGCTGCCGAATTCAGGTGGAGCAGGATGCAGGAGCTGTACCGGCGGAAGCGCTTCTTAACCTCGCCACTCGAGCGGCTGGTATATGCGCAATTCGAGGATTACATCAAAGGTCATCGGCTTCCGGAAGCTGATCGATAAGCATTTTCAGAGCGGCGACTTGTTCGTCGCTCAATTTTTTTTCGATGAAACTGCCGTCGCGCCCAGCAATGCGGACAACATTCTTATTTTCAAGGGACGTGTTTTCTGGCTCATGCGCTTCGGTTTCCCAGCCCATGAGGTAAGCCGGAGTTACATGCAAAGCCTTAGCAATCAGTTCAAGGCGATCAAGAGGGATTTTGTCAGTTTCTCCTGTCGCATATCTGTAAAGTGCTGTTTTGGGAATGCCTGTGAGCGCCGATAGAACACCGTATGATAGATTTTGGTCTTCAACAAGTCTCAAAATGCGGTTGGATATGCTGTTCATAATTGCCTCCGAGTCATTGAGTTACTTGAAGTATATAGCGCTTGTTTCAAAAATGCAATAGAAAAATGAGAAAAATCGTTTCAAAAATGGATTGACAAGTAGAGACGCTGGTGCTATTATGAAATCGTTCCAGAAACGGAACGCAAAACTCGCTGAAAGGAGGGAACGTCTGATGAACTTGAAGCTCCTTAGTGATCGCGTATCTGAAGCCGGGATTACTCAGGCGGAACTGGCTAAAAGGGCGGGAATCTCGGCAGCATCTATGTCCAGAAAAATGCGTGGCAAGACGCTCTTTAACACAAAAGAGGCAGAGACAATTTGTGAGATTCTCGGAATCATGGACAGCTCCGATAAGGTAAAAATTTTTTTGTCATAATCGTTCCATTTTAGGAACGAAAAACATCCGCGCAGGGGAGGTGAAAATATGTACACCATGCAAGAGATGATCCGCACGGCCGTGCAGTGGTTTGCGATCGGGTTTGCACTCAGCAATGTGATATTTGCGTGCCTTCTGGATTCCGGTGAAAAGCACAGGCCCAAGTGGTGGAAGAAGGGCGACCGCTCAGACGAGTGGCTCTATGGCGATTCACGTAAACGCAGAGACAAGCACAGAAGCAATCGAGACGACAAGTGAGGCGAACGAGATGTATTTCGCAATTCGCGCGTCTTTTCTGGCCTGAGCCGTTGCGCGCAGCTGCTCGGTCATGAGGCGGAACTGCTGCCGCCCTGCGGTTGTGATTCTGATCTTGCCGGCATCGTTCCGGCTTGGCAGGATCCATCCCTGACTGGACATGTACTCAAAGCGTGAGGTCGCATCCTGCATGTCAAGATGCAGGTCATTGGCAATGTCGATCATGGGCACGGCGGTGTTCGCATCGATCAGGCATTGCAGCATTTTGCAGTAAATTTCCACTTTATTTCCTTTCCAAAGCATCTACAAGACCTTGCAGATGTTTTTCATTCGATTGATTGGAGGTGAGGACATGTACACCCTGAAGGCGCTGGTCGCCGTTGGCGTAATCTGTTGCTTTGTTGGCTTCCTTGTATGCCTTGCGATCTGCAAGCATATCTGCGATAGCTGCCTGAAATCCACGTTCGAGCGGGAGCGGGCAACCGAGAAGATGTATACAGATGCACTCGAGCGGTTGTCAGGTGACATGTTTGATAAGTGAGGCGATTCAATGAAAAAGTTTGATAACCAAGTCGACAAGTCCAGACCAATGTTCGACCATGACGCCGAGGAAAAACGTTACAAACGGTACAAGTATGTTTGCTACGGACAGCTTGTTTTGAAAGGACTGCTGTTTTTTGCGCTCGGCCTTTTCGTCGAGTTCCTGTTTCATGGCGGCTAAAACCTTCCGGCCTTCGTCGGTAATGCCTGTAATGTCATCGTCGAGAGCTTTCACGAGACGCGGATTATGCGTCCAGAGAGCGCGGGCGGCTGCTTCGATGTCTCTTTCAGATTCGCCGGTTTCACGTTGGAAGTCCGAGAGGTTCAGGCTGTTGCGCTGGAAGCTCAGGCGCAAGAGCATTTCATATTGCAATTCAAGAATATCCATAAAAATTCCTCCTTCGCTGTGATTCTACCACGCGCAAGGAGGAACAGGCAAGAAAAGGAGAGAGGTACATATGCCAAAACTGAGGAAGCGCACGAGCCGCTATGACCAACTGCAGACGCTGCTCTATGGTCAGATCCGGGTGCAGGGCGTCAAGCCGGAGACCCTGATCGGCTGCTGCCGCCAGACGGCGGCGAACCGGCTGCAGAACATTGGCGGCATGACCATTAACGACCTGCTCGCGCTCGGGCGGGGGTTGGATATCCCCATCGACACCCTGCGCGCAGCGATCAAATATCAGTAACGAGGAAGGAGAAACCAATGAAAGCAACAGGAATCGTCAGAAAGATCGACGAGCTTGGCCGCATCGTGCTGCCGAAGGAGCTGCGCCGGACGATGGGCATCCAGGAGAAAGACCCCGTCGAGATCTACACGGATGGGAAGGGCATCATCCTGCGCAAGTACGCGCCGGGCTGCGCGTTCTGTGGCAGCGTGAACGACATCCGCTACATCCACGGCACGCCGGTGTGCAATATCTGCGCGAACAACATGCAGATGCTGTACCGCACGGCAGAAGGCGGTGACGACGAATGAAGGTGTTCGGAGATCCGCGCGCCAAGGCCAAGGTGCGCCGCTACATCGTCTGGGGCATCGAGGATGGCATCGTCTGCGCGTCCTTCATGGCCGGTATTGCGGTGGCGGGGTGGCTGTTCCACGTGATCTTCACCGCCCTCGGCGTCGCATGAGACGCCCGGAGGTCGTATATATGTCGCCGGCAGAGCTGGCCATGCGACGCCGGAATGACCGCTGGGCCGCAAAAGGCCGCGCGCGGGTGGCGCTCCCGGGCCGTGTGGCCGTGATCGTACCGTGTGCATCGCCGTTTGCGGCGATCCAGTGCGCGGCGGAGCTGTGGGGCGTCCAATGGCAGGAAGTCGTCCACGGGGCGCGCGTCATGTGGGCGCCGCCGGAGACATAAAAAGACACCGCCTGCGAAGATCGTCAAACCCGCAGGCGGTGAAAACCCAATAGCGCACAGGGCGCGCTACACTATATATATTATAGCATACAGTTGCCCGCCCTGCAAGCCGAAAAACGCTGACGCCGCAAGGCGTTTTCAGCTTCGGTAAGACCAATTACTAACTCGACCGGAGACAGACAGGGAGGCAATCATGCCGTATGTACATCGCACCGTCGTGTGCGGGGAAACGGTCGAGCACCGCAAGATGTATTCATCCCGTGTGCACAGCAAGGAAGTCAAGCCGCGCAAGCGATCATCCGAGAAGGAGACCTCCAAGCGTCAGGAGCGCATAAACGAGCGCGTGGCCGAGGAGCATCTGCGCTGGCTCATCAACTGTAACTACCATTACGGTGACTTCCACCTGGTGCTGCACTACTGGTGCAAGCATGTCACGCTGGAACAGGCCGAGCGGGACAGGGCAGCGTTCCTCCGCGAGCTGCGCAAGGCGTACACCAAAGCGGGCAAGCGCCTGAAATACATCGCCGTGCTCGAAACCAAGCACATGACGAACGTGCATCATCACATCCTCCTGCCGCGCTTTGACGCGCAGATCGTCGCCGCCGCCTGGACAAAGGTGACCAATGGCGCGGGGTCTATCAGCTTCCAGATGCTAGATGACCGGAAGAACCACGCAAAGCTCGCGTCCTACCTCATCAAGGAATCACGCTCCACCATGCGCCGCTGCCGCGAGCAGGGCATCCGCCGCCGGCGGTATACCTGCAGCGCCGGCATGGCCAAGCCGGAGATCCGCTATCAGGTGACCAAGGCCGAGACGTGGAGAAAAGAGCCGAAGGCCAGACGGGGGATGCATCTCTATCGCTTTGACGATGGGTCGGAGTATAAGAGCGGCTGGCACGAACTGAGCGGCTGGCCGTGGCAGGAGTATTACGAGATCAAAGACACCACATAGGAAGGAGCGTCCACAATGGGCATCAGCATGGACAGCCTGCCGCCGCGCTATCAGAAACAGGCGGCGCGCAAGCTGGATCCTGTGGCGTATGAAAAGGCGCTGCAGTTTTTCCACGCCGAGGAGTCGGCGAAAAACCCAGCGCGTCAGGCACAGGGGAGTATCAGCCGTGCGACCGGGGAAGGCTTTGAGGCGCAGATCCTCACGGCCTGCGCGTATTACCGGGCGCATGGCATCGCGGAGATCGACAAGACGCCGGAGCCGATCAAGGTCATTTCCGGCCGGCATCAGAATCCGAGCGGCTGCTGGTCGTTCGAGGCGGTTTTCACAAAGCAGGCGCAGCCGGATTTTCAGGGCACGCTATGCGGCGGCAGCAGCGTAGTGTTCGAGGCCAAGGCCACGGACAAAGACCGCATTCTGCAGAGCGCGGTCACGGAAGAGCAGGCGCGTGCACTGGAATCGCACGCCAATATGGGCGCGCTGGCGTTTGTGCTGGTGTGCCTGCGCGGGCGCGCAGTGTATCGTGTCATGTGGGAGGACTGGCAGAACATGAAAGAACTATTTGGCCATAAGTACATGACGGCCGTGGAGCTGGAGCCGTACCGGGTGCAGATGTGTCAGGGCGTGATCCGGTTTCTCGGCGACGCAGGATAAAAGCAACAGGAAGAGAGGTATAGCTATGAACGAATTTTACGAGAAAGCCATCGAGCGGCTGCGCGATGACAAGGGACTGAGCGGAAACAAGGAACGCGCCATGGCGCCGGCCGTGCGTGAGGCGCTGGAGAAGTTCTGCGAAGAAGACGGCGAGTTTGCGCAGGCCGTGGCGCAGGGCGGGAGCTTCCCGGAGTGCATGAAGGCTGTGGCCAAAGGCGTGGGCGGGAGCATATCGGATATTGAGGCGTACCGCCGGGCGGTGCAGTTCTACTTCCCGGGCGCGGAGATCGAGGTGCAGATGCACGTGCGGCTGTGCAGCGATGACGCGAAGCCGGAGGGCCTGCTGCTGAAGCTGGACGATTTCTTCGGGGTGTGAGCCATGCGGTATCTGAAATGCAGCCTGCCGCCAGAGCGGCACGAGGAGATCCTGGCGAAGTTCTGGCACTACCCAACGCAGGAGGAAGAGGACGCAGTGCATGATCTGTTCACACCGCACGTGTTTTTCGAGACCTATGGCAACGAACGCGAGGCATGGGCAACGTGCTGCCGCCAGCATGGGATCATCGGCAAGCACGGGCCGAAGCACGGTAGCGAGGGAAACTGCCCGTTTTGCGGGCAGGTGGCCGTGTGGAATGCAATCGGCAAATACGGCGAGCAGATGCGTTCCCTGCGGGAAAAAACACACGTGGCATTTTTGCGCAGGGACGGCGATGCGCTGCTGATCGAGGCGATGCAGATTGAGATCAGCTACACGAAGGGCCTGATCTATGACGGCATCTACTACGACATGAACTGCTGGGGGCAGAAAGCCTACTATCTCGCGCCGGGGACGGTGCAGATGTGGGAGCGGACGCGGGAATGGAGCTGCGGAGAGTGGACGCTGCCGTACTGGAAGGCGAAGGCCACAGTGTCAGAGCCGTTTCAGCCGAACATGATGGGCTGGGCGTGCTATCAGGGCGACTATACCGTGATCGGAACGGATGCGCTGAGCGAGACGAAAGCGTGGCGCTACTGCCAGCTCGAGGACTGGATGCGCTACGAGATCGCGCAAAGCTGGGAAGAAGAGCCGGTGAAGTGGGCTGTGACCTATCTGGCTGCCTACGCGATGTGTCCGCAGATCGAAATGGCCGTGAAGCTCGGCCTCGGGGACGCGGTGACACAGCTTGTGGTGAGCGGCGTGAAAAACGTGCGGATCCTGAACTGGAGTGCGCGAAATCCGGCAGACTTTATGCGAATGAGCAAGCAGGAGGTGCGCGCATGGCTGCAGTCTGGCGGAGACTTTGAGACGCTGAGAAGCTGGCGGGAGACCGCGCCGGAGCTGACACCGGATGTGTACATCCATCTCTGCCGGCAGCTCGGCGGGGGACGGATGGTGGAAGCGTGCAAGGAGTGCGCGGAGACGGCCGGCGTGAAGCTGGAAAAGGCGGCACGATATGCCGAGAGCAAGACGGGCGTGCAGCTGTGGGTGGACTATCTGCGCATGGCGCGCGAGCTGGGCTATGACCTGACGGAGGCAACGGTGGCCATGCCGAAGGATCTGCGGGAGCGGCACGACGCGGCGGGTGAGCTGCTGGAGATCCGGAAGGACCAGGCCGCCACTGCGGCCTATGCGAAGCGGTACAAGAAGCTGTGCCGGAAGTACGAGTTTGCCATGAGCGGCTTGCGCATCGTGGTGCCGAAAGGCGGCAGCGAGATCGTGCGCGAGGGCAAGACGCTGCACCACTGCGTGGGCGGCTACGCTGCGCGGCACATGAATGGGAAGACGACGATCCTGTTTCTTAGGCACGAGAAGCGGCCGGAGCGGCCGTGGATGACCATCGAGCTGACGGGGAAGGACACGATCCGCCAGATCCACGGATACAAGAACGAGGGCTATAACCATGCGCAGAATCCGGAAGAGCGGTACGCATGGTTTCTGGATGCGTGGCTCGGCTGGGTGCACGCAGGCAGCCGCCGCAACAAGCAGAAGCAGCCAATACTGGAAGCAAAGGAGAAAACGGCATGAATGAACTGACAAGGACGCCGGAGACCGTGGGCGCGGAGATCCGTGGTCTGACGGCACAGGCAAAGCAGATGACGCTGTGGTTCGGCATCGAGATCGGCCGCCGCCTATGCGAGGTGAAGGAGATGATCGGCCACGGGGAGTGGCTGCCGTACCTGAAGGCGCAGACGGAATTCAGCCAGAGCACGGCATCGCGCTTTATGACGCTGTACCGCGAATACGGGGCGCAGCAGCAGACCCTTTTTGGGGCGGAATCAAATTACCCAACGTTGAATAATTTGAGCATTTCCAATGCTTTGCGGCTGCTCGCACTGCCGGAAAACGAGCGGGAGAGCTTTGCCGAGGAGCACGACGTGGAGCACATGTCGGCGCGGGAGCTGGACGAGCTGATCCAGGCGAAGAAGGCGGCCGAGGACGAGCGGGATCTGTACGAGCAAAAGCTGGCGGAACAGATTGGCGCGGCTGAGCGGCTGAAGAAGGACGCCGAGACGGCGACGCAGGAGGCCGAGGCGCGCCGACGGGAGCTGGAGGAAACGCAGGCACAGATCCGGGCGCTGCAGGAAAATATCCGCACGCTGGAGAGCCGGCCGGTCGAAGTAGCCGTGCAGGTGGACGAGGGCGCTGTGGCCAAGGCGCGCGAGGAAGAAAAGGCGGCTGCGCAGAAAGAGCTTGAGCGGCTGGAGAAGAAGCTGCAGAAGGCGGAAAAGGCCCGCGAGCAGGCGGAGGCCACGGCCAAGGCCGCCGAGGACAAGCTGGAGACCGCCGCGGCGGACGTGGCCAAGGAGCGCGACGGCCTGAAGCTGGAGCTGCAGGAGGCGCGCCGGAAGCTGGAGATGAGCGATGTGACGGTGGCGCAGTTCAAGATCGTGTTTGACACCGTGCAGGGGAATCTGAACGACATGCTGGCTTTGATCGCAAAGGCCAGCGGCGAGAACCAGACAAAGCTGCGAGCGGCTGCGGAGAAGCTGGTCGATGCTTTTAAGGGCCGAATCGAATCGTGAAAGGAGGACAACAATGAAAATCTACATATCAGGGAAAATCGCCGGGGATCCGGACTATAAGGGGAAATTCGCCCGAGCGGCTGCACAACTTGAGCGGTTGGGCGCGACGGTCATCAATCCGGCCACAGCGCCGGAGGGGCTGACCAAGCTGGACTATATGCGCATCTGCTTCGCTGAGATGGAGGCGGTGGACTACGTTGTGTTCCTTCCGGACTGGGTGGAATCCGCCGGCGCGAAGCTGGAACGCGCGTGGTGTGACTATGTCGGCGTGCCGACGGCGAATTGGGACGATTTTCGGGTAGACATGCTTGTGCGGAAGTCGCACGGCTGCACATTCCGCGAGCTGCTGGCGCTGGAGCATCCGAACGCGGTGGACGAAACCTGTATTGGCGGGTGTTTTGGATGCCCGAATACCTACGGTTACGAGCCGAAGAACAAACCGTGCCCGCATGAACATGTTCATCAGCGAGAGGTAAAAGAAGTACTGTGCGCGGCCTGTTGGGATCGTATCGTCCCGGGAAGTGAGGCGCTGCACAATGAGTAAGGCCGTACTTATCAGCATCCGCCCCAAATGGTGCGAGCTGATCGCCAATGGCACAAAGACCGTTGAGGTGCGCAAGAGCCGCCCAAAGCTGCACACGCCGTTTAAGTGCTATATCTACTGTACGCAACCGAGATACCCGCACGAGGACTATATCGAGACGGATTATCCAAAGCCGCAATTTTACGGTGGCGGTAAGGTCATCGGCGAGTTTGAGTGCTATGACACTGTCCACCTCCTCCGTTTTGGCGGTAGCGTCAGCCCGGAGAGATATGGCATATGCTTGCCGGATTGGAGCGTTGTCCCGGCGGACGAGATCTTTGATGACGCCTGCTTGACCCGCGATGCGGCCGAGGCGTATCTCGGCGGGCGGGAAGGCTGGGCATGGCGCATATCAGGCTTGCGAATCTATGATAAGCCTCGCGCACTGAGCACGCTTTGTCGTCCGTATGAGTGCGATGATTGCGATGCGAAATGGGCAACTGACTGCAACGCTTGCCATGACAAGGGCAAAATCAAGCGCCCACCGCAGAGCTGGCGCTATGTGGAGGTGACTTAATTGGACTGGAAGCGGGAGGCGGCCGATGAGCTGCGCAACTACATGAACCGAAAGGCGGCAATTGCAAACATCAGCGGTCAGATCGCTGACCTGGCGACGGAGATCACGAGCATCCGCAGCGCCTCGGCGGACGGCAATCCGGTCGCAGGCGGCTCGAATGGCCGGGACGATGCGCTCGTCAACAACATCCTGAAACGTGAGCGGCTGGAAGAGGCGCAGCGCTTGACCGAGAACCGGGTGCGCCGCGTGGATCGTGCCTTGAATCAGCTCTCCGAGCGGGACAGGTGCGTGCTGCAGCGCTTTTACATTACGCCGTGTATCGGCGGCGTCGAGCGGCTGTGCCGGGAATTGCACATCGAGAAAACGACCGCTTACCGCTGGAAGGACTGCGCACTGCGAAATTTTACGATCACGATGTACGGCCTCACAGAGACGTGAGCGCAACGTGGGAAAAAATCGGGAACATTTTCACGGAAATCTGTGTTAAAGTGATATCGCGGGATTGCGAGAGAGACCAGTCCCACACCTTCCATTGTGAAATACCTCTCTTCCTTTCTCCTTTGTTGCGGTCGCGCCCGACGGGGCGCGTGGATCGAAATATCTCTGTCAGTCTCTCATTTGTGAAGCGCCGGCCCAGCTTTCGGGTTCCGGCGCTTTGCTATGCGAATATTGTGGTTGCATATTCCCAGACGGGAATGTAAAATATAGGGGAACGCAAGAAATGGAGGGGTAACAATGGGATTCTTCAAGAGTAAAAAGGGCAGCATCATCAGCGACTATTTCTGCATCGAGGAAGATCTGGGCCAGTTCAAAAAGGGCGACGCTGTAGATGTCGCACTGTATGAAGATCATCTGGAGCTGCAGAAGGGTGTCGGGAACAAGGACGTGGCGACGCTGGCCTACTCTCAGATCACGGATGTTTTCTATGGCTCGGACGTGCAGGTGCTTGTGAAAGACAAGTCGCCGATTGCGCGGGCTGTCGCTGGAGGCCTGCTGTTCGGAAGTACCGGTGCTGTGGTCGGCGCTATCAGCGGCGCCGGCAAGAAGGAAAAGAAGGTCAGGAGAATTCTCTTCATCATCAGCTATGTGTCTGCGGATGGGCAGGAATCTTTTCTGATGTTCCGGGATACGAGGCTGTATAAAGGACCAAAGGTCGCGGCCAGACTCAAAAAGCTGTGCGGTATCGAGGCAGAGGCCAAGCCGAGTGCGGCTGCCTCTGTGTCCAAACTCTAAAGCGTATATATTCACTGGGAGGATCGGGCTTGTGCCCGGTCCTTTTCTTATGGGCTGGATGCTGTGACACAAAAACAGTTTTACAAAACGCAAGCGTGGAAACGCGCGAGACAAGCATACATCGATTACAGGCTCGCGCTTGATGGCGGCATGTGCGAGGTGTGCCACGATGAGCCGGGGCTGATCGTACATCACACTATCTGGCTGGATGATATCAACTGCAACGATCCGGATATCAGCCTGAACCCACGGCGCTTTCGGTACGAGTGCCAGACCTGCCACAACAAAGAGCGCGACCCGAGGAAGGCAACGCCAGGCAGGTGTCTGTACGGCCCAGATGGCGAGATCATCCGCAACACAAATTACTGACCGAGCGGTTGGACTCCCCCCCATCGCGCCGCAAAAAACGAGGGTAGGGGACCGAGCCGGAGAGTTAAATTTTACTCCGCGCGCTACGCAAGGGGGTGTAGAAATGGCGAAACTGACCAAAAAGACGAGAGTTGACCGCGAAAAGAAGCGGCTGCAGGAGATTTTTAAGGATTTGGAGCCAAACAAGCTCGAAACCTGCCAATCATTGATTGACCGAGCGGCTTTCATTACCGTGAGCCTCCAAGACCTTGAGGTGCAGCTCAACGAAACCGGATGGGTAGAGCACTACCAGAACGGCGTCAATCAGGGCGGCATGAAAAAGGCTGCTGCCGCAGATGTGCACATCAGTCTGACGAAAAATCTGAACGCCATTACGAAGCAGCTGCTCGAGCTGGTGCCGCCGGCGCAGAAAGAGAGCCGCCTGGCGGAGCTGATGAACAAATGATGCCTTACGCAAATTTTATTCAGGAGTACTACCACAAGATGACGACTGGCGAGGTCGTTGTCGGGAAGTGGGTGCGGATCCTTTACGAGAAGATCACCGCGGGCCTGCGCGATGGTCTTTTTTATTTCGACGAACGGAAAGCAAATCGTGCAATCGCGTTTATCGAGACGTTCTGCCATCACTGCGAGGGGCGCAACGATTTGATTCATCTGGAGCTGTGGCAAAAGTCGACAGTGTGCTTGATGTTCGGCATCGTGGACGGGGACGGCCTACGGATCTTCCGAGAGGTGTTTATGGTCATGGGACGCAAAAACGGCAAGAGCCTGTTCGCCTCCGCCTGTATCGCTTACATGGCTTACCTGGACGGAGAGTATGGCGCGAAGATATACTGCCTGGCACCCAAGCTGGAGCAGGCGGCCATCGTATACGATAATTTCTTCCGCATGGTGCTTCAGGAGCCGGAACTTGCGCAGCTGGCGCAGAAGCGGCGCTCAGACGTGTATCTCGAGACAACAAACACGAGTATTCGCCCGCTGGCGTTCAATGCCAAGAAGAGCGACGGCTTCAACCCGCATTTGGCGGTGTGTGACGAAATTGCGAGTTGGCCGGCTGAGCAGGGGCTGAAACAGTACGAAGTCATGAAGTCTGCGCTCGGCGCGCGCAAGCAGCCCATGATCCTGAGTATCAGCACGGCCGGATACGTCAACGATGGACCATACGATGAGCTGATGATGCGTGCGACGGCTGTCCTAATGGGCGCCAGCGAGGAGCGCAGGCTGCTGCCAATTCTATATCTGATCGACGACGTGGAAAAATGGGACGACATCGAGGAGCTGCGCAAGAGTAATCCAAACATGGGCGTCAGTGTCTCCGAGGACTTTTTCAGAGAGGAGATCGCCATCGCGCGCAATAGCCTGAGCAAGCGAGCCGAGTTTATGACCAAGTACTGCAACATCAAACAGAGCAGCACGCAGGCATGGCTGCCGTTTGCTGTGGTGGATGCGGTGAGTGGCGGCGAGTACAGTCTGGAGGATTTCCGCAGCACCTATTGCGTCGGCGGTATCGACCTGTCCCAGACTACTGACCTGACGGCCTGCTGCGTGGTAATTGAGCGGGACGGCAAGCTATACACTTTTGCAAAGTTTTTTATGCCTTCGAATAAAATTGATGAGTTGCAGGAGCGGGAGGGTGTGCCTTACCGCATATATGTTTCGGCGGAGCTGGTCCAGCCAAGCGGGGAGAATTTCGTGGACTACAATGACTGCTTTGAGTGGTTCCGTATGCTCGTCGAGGATTATGAGATCCTACCGCTGCAGGTTGGTTATGACCGGTATTCCGCGCAGTATCTCGTGCAGCAGATGGAGCAGTACGGGTTCCACATGGACGATGTGTTTCAGGGTGAAAACCTGACGCCGGTCATCCATGAGGTGGACGGGCTGCTGCGCGATAAGAAGCTGCTGCTCGGCGCGAATAATCTGCTGAAAGCACACTTCCTGAACGTGGGCATGAAGCAGAACGAAGAAACGCGGAAGATTCGACCGGTCAAGCTCGAACCGCGGACGCACATCGACGGCTTTGTCGCCGTCATGGATGCCTTGACGGTTCGCCAGAAATGGTACGATCAGATTGGCGAGCAGCTCAAGAATTAGAACAGGAGGGAGCCGGATGGGCGCATTTACAAAGCTTTTCGGCAAAGGAAAAGCGGCAAAACAGCTGGGCGGTTATTTTGAAATGCTCGACGGGTATACACCCGTTTTCTCAACATACGACGGCGGGGTTTACGAAATGGAGCTGACGCGCTCCTGTATTCATACCTTTGCCAATCACTGCAGCAAGCTGACGCCAGTCGTCAGCGGCGCAAACACGAAAGCGCAGAAGGCACTCCTGGACGGCAGACCGAATCCATTTATGACGTCTGCGCAGTTCGTTTACAAGGTCGCCACGATTTACGATGCGCAGAACACGTGTTTTATCGTCCCTGTGCTCGACGGATTTGAGAAACTGATCGGCTATTACCCGGTCAATCCGATGCAGGTGGAGATCATCGAGGTATCTGGCGAGCCGTGGCTGCGCTATACATTCCGCAGCGGGCAGAAGGCTGCAATCGAGCTGGTGCGCTGTGGTGTGGTCAGCAAATATCTGTACAGCAGCGACATCAAGGGCGAGAACAACGCGGCACTGCGGCCGACGCTGCAGCTGCTGAACGTGCAGAATCAGGGTATTGAAGAAGGCATTCGCAACAGCGCGAGCTTTCGCTTCATGGCTACGGTGAACAACTTTGCCAAGGCGGAAGACCTGAAAAAGGAACGCAAGAAGTTCGTAGCTGAAAACCTCGGCCCGGACTCCGGCGGCCTGGCTCTGTTTCCGAATACCTACACCAATGTGCAGCAGATCAAGTCCCAGCCGGAGATCGTGGATCCGGAGCAGATGCAGATCATCCAGACGCGCGTGCTCAACTACTTCGGCTGCAACGAGGATGTGCTGCAGAATAAGACGGTCGGCGATGCATGGAGCGCGTACTACGAGGGAAAAATTGAGCCGTTTGCCCTCCAGCTGTCGCAGGCCATGACCTGTATGACGTTCACGCGGGCAGAACTTGCGCGCGGGAACTCCATCATGTGGAGCGCAAACCGGCTGCAGTATATGACCAACAGTGACAAGCTGCAGGTCAGCTCGCAGATGTTCGACCGCGGAATCCTCAGCACGAATGATGTGATGGACATTTGGCAGCTGCCGCACGTGCCGGACGGGGACAAGCGATATATCCGTAAGGAGTACGCAGAGATTAGCAAACTGGATCAGGCGGTGCATCCGCAGCCGGTGGAAGGGGAGGACGAAAATGACGCCGGAGAATAAGATTAAATTTAAGGCGAACGCGCAGGCACGATCACTTGTGCTGCTGCCGAAAAAGGAAGTCGAGAAGCGCATCGAAACGAACTACTACGTGGAGGGCTATGCCGCACGCTATGAGCCGTATGTGCTCTGCTATGACGGCGATGAACCGATCTATGAGCGCTTTGAGCGCGGCTGTTTTGACGACTGCGATATGAGCGATGTCATCATGCAGTTTGACCATGCAGGGCGGGTGTTTGCGCGCAGCACAAACGGCAGCCTGATCGTTGGGCCGGACAATGCAGGCCTGTTTATGGCCGCCGACCTCGGCCGCACCGAGGGCGCCCGCGGCCTGTACGCGGACATTGATGCCGAGATGATCACGAAAATGTCCTGGCGCTTCCGCGTCGGTGATTGCTATTGGGACGCCGAGACGCGCACGATCGTGCACCGCACGGTGAAGAAGATCTATGACGTGTCTGCGGTCAGCATCCCCGCAAACGATAATACAGAAATCAATGCTCGCAGCTGGGCCGACGGAGTGATCGGTCTTGCAGCCCGGAGTGAGGCAGAGCTTGACGATAGGCGCAGAAGACTGCGCTTGAAAATCAAACTTAATTCACAGGAGGAATTCAACTATGAGACTTGATGAAATCAATGCGCGCCTGGCTGCCATCCAGCAGGAGGCGGAGACGGCCAGCGGCGACGCGCTGACCGCACTGGAAAACGAGGCCGACGCCCTGAATGCGGAGCGCCAGCAGATCCTGAATGAAATGCAGGCGCGTCAGCGCCTGCGATCCAACATCGCCGCCGGCATCGTGACCGGACGCACGATCGAAGCGCCGAGCGCTGCTGAGCCGACGCAGGCGCGCTTCACCGTTGATTCGGCGGAGTATCGCGAGGCCTACCTCATGCATCTGCAGGGCCGCAGCCTGAGCGCCGAGCAGCGCGCGGCGGTGACGGCCACTGCTGCGATCCCCACCCAGACGCTCAACAGAATCGTCGGCGTGTTCGATCGGAACCCGATCCTGTCGCGCATTACGATGACCTATATCCCGGGCAATATCACGATCCCCGTGGAGGGCACCGTGAATTCCGCAAGCTGGGTCGCTGTTGGCACGGCTGCCACCGATTCCGCTGATACGATCACCTCTGTCTCCCTTGGCGCGTACATGCTGATCAAGACGGTCGAGATCACTGCTGATGTGCAGACCATGTCCATCGATGCGTTCGAGACCTGGCTTGTCGGCCGTCTGGCCAATAAGCTGGAGGCCGCGCTGGACGCCGCAGTCTTTACCGGAACCGGCAGTAGCCAGGCGACTGGTATCCTGAAAACGCTGGATACGGCGACCGGCACCTTCACCAAAGCGAAAGCGACCTATGCGGATCTGATCAAGATCATCGCTGCGCTGCCGACTGGCTATGCGACCGATGCCGTCTTTGTGATGCCGCGCAAGCTGTTCTATACGGACGTGATCGGCATCACGGACACCCAGGGCCAGCCCGTCGTCCATGCGGATGCGGAGTCTCCGGCAAAGCACAACATTCTTGGCTATCCGGTGATTCTGGACGACAATCTGACCGCCGACAACATCCTGTTCGGCGAGCTGTCGTACTATCACATGAACATCGCCCGCGCACCGGAGGTCACCAGTGACGACTCTGTCGCGTTCCGTGCCGGCTCCCGTGTGTATCGCGCCATGGCGCTGGCGGACGGCAAACTGACCGTGTCCGATGCTGTTGTGCGCTTTAACCGCGCGGCGACCTGATCGTTATCCGAGGCGGGGCTTTATCGCCCCGCCGATGCCGTCAGAGAGGAGGAAACCATATGGAAATTGATCAGGGCCTCTTGACGAAGGTGAAGACCTATCTCCGCATCAGTCACACGAAACTGGACGATGATGTGGCAGACTCCATCTCTGCCTGCCTGGCGGATCTGCGGGTTTGCGGCGTGCGAAATCCATCGGAGGACACGGAGGATGTGATCGACCCGCTGGTGCTCAACGCCGTCAAGCTATACTGCAAAGCGGAGTATACGGACGACACGGGTAAGGCCGCAGAGTACATGGTCAGATATAACGCGCTCAAATCCTGCCTGATGATGGCGAGCGGCTATCAGGAGGGAACAACGTGAACGAAGTCATCACATTGATCGGCAACGCCGGCGAGCGGGACGTGTTTTGCCGTCTGGCGAGCATTGGCCAGAGGGAGTACTACGAGGCGCAGGCGGTCGATGTCTACCCGGAATGCAAGTTCATTCTGGCGGACTATCTGGAGTACGAAAACGAGCAGCTGCTGGAGTATGACGGCCAGCGTTACCATGTGCTGCGTACCTACCGGAACGGTCAGGAGCTGGAGATCACGGTCGCGCGTGCGTCTGCGGAGGAGGGCGGTATCTATGGGTAAAAGCATCCGAGTGGGCAATCTGCCGGCTGCACTTTCTGATGCGCTGACCGTGTATGCGCAGGATGTGATTGACCGTATCAATGATGTGGGCGAACAGTCAAGCGATAAGCTGAGAAGAATCACGAGGGCAACGGCGCCGCGGTCTAAGCGAAAAGATAGCTCATTCTACAAGAACATAGCTGTAAAGGCCGAAGATGCCGGCAACGGAATGAAGCGATATATCTGGTATGTGAAAGCCCCTGACCATAGGCTGACGCATCTGCTGGTGCATGGTCATGCGACTAGAAACGGCGGCCGCACGAAGGCAAATCCATTCCTGAAGAATGCGCTCGACGCTGTTTTACCGGAATACGAGCGCGCCGTGGAAGAAGCGGTGAAGGAGGCTGGACAAAGTGATTGAAGAGATCCTGACTGCATCCGGCATTCCTTTTCGCCAGGGCCGTTATTTGAATCCGCCCTCGACGACCTATGCCGTCTATTTCGATGACCAGGAGGTGGACGGGGCAGACCCGGAGAGCGGCGTGGCGCCGATGGTCGTGAGCCACGATGTTTCCGTGGAGCTGTACGAGCCGGAGCGAGATCCGGAAGCCGAAGCGGCTATCGAGACCCAGCTCGCGGCGAGGGGCATTCACTGGACAAAGGCGGCACGGTACTGGCTGCAGAGTGTGCAGCGGTATCAAACTGTCTACGATTTTGAATTCTACGAAAAAAGGAGGGCCACATAATGGCTAAAAGAGACAAAGATACGGTTACGCTGGGGTCAGGCAAAATCTATCTGCAAACATTCAGCGAATCCATGCCGACGGTAGATGCACTGTGCGTGGAAAGCAATCTGCTCGGCTATATCAAGGGCGGCGCGTCGCTGGAATATACCCAGGAGACCTACGAGGAGAAAGACGATCTCGGCTATGTGTCCAAGATCATCACGACCAATGAGGAGGCTGTGCTGAAGTGCGGCCTGCTGACATGGAACGGTACGACGCTGAAAAAGCTGCTTGACCGCTGCAGCAGCACAGAGGCATCCGGCAAGCGCACGACGAAGATCGGCGGTGCCGGCAACGCACAGGGCGGCTATTATGCGATCTGCTTCCACCACGAGGATAAGACGGACGGCGACCTGTGGATCCTGATCAAGGGCAGAAATACCGCCGGCGCGACGCTGACGTTTGCGACGGACGCGGGCACGACCGTGGAACCGGAATTCAAGGCGCTGCCGCACGATAGTGACGGTACGCTCGTGGAATTGATCGAAGAGATTCCGACGGCTTAATTTTGACAGCGGGGCTTTCACAGCTCCGCTGTCCCTTTTATGGGAGGAGAAGTGACCATGCCGAAAACAATCAATTTCAACAGCATCAACCGGCCGTATCTGCGCCTGATCATGCAGGACGATGCGCAGACGACCATTGACGTGACCACACCGACCGAGGCGATGGTGGAGGAGCTGACGGCGACTGCGCCGGAGCTGGAGGACGTGCTGAAGACTATGGATGCGAACAGCATCCGGGCGGTATACGATCTGGCGGCGCGACTGATCTCCTGTAATCTGATGGGGCTGCCGGTGACGGTGGATGACCTGCGCGGCAAATACCGCATGAATCTGGACGGCCTGATTGTGTTTTTCAGCGCCTATGTCGAATTCATCGAGGAGCTCACAAAAGCAAAAAACTGATGCTCCCGTACTATCCGCAAGCAGATAGTGCGGGAGGCCATCAGTACGTCATCACGTCCTGGTGGAAACGGCTTGTGTCTGCGTATACTGGCCTAAACTTTGCTGAGGTCGGCCAGACGGACTATTTGCAATACCTGATCTGGCGGCGCGATGCGTATATCTACGAACTGAGCCGCACAGAGGCGGGGCAGGAGTATCTGAATAACGCCTGGCGCATGGAACAAACAGAACCAGACCGGGCGAAATTGCGCCAGAAGATTGGAGGGAATGCGGCGCATGGCAAACAATAAAATTAAAGGCCTGACGGTCGAGATCGGCGGCGATGCGACGAAGCTGGGCAAAGCGCTGCAGGAAATTGAGAATAAGTCGAAAAGCCTGTCCGGTGAGCTCGGCCAGGTGAACCGGCTGCTGAAAGTAGATCCGGAGAATACTGACCTGATTGCTCAGAAGCAGCAGATCTTGAGCGAGGCTGTGGCCAACACCGCCAAGAAGCTGGAGACGCTGAAAGCGGCAGAAAAGCAGGTTCAGGCGCAGTTTGAGCGCGGCGAAGTATCTGCTGATCAGGTGCGCGAGCTGCGCCGCGAAATCATTGCGACCGAGCAGAAGCTGGGCGGTTATGAGCGAGCGGCTCAGGAAACGGCCGACGCGATCGAGCAGCTTGGTGACGGTGCAGACGGAATCAGCGACATTGGGAAAAAGGCATCTGCTGCGGCTCGCCGCGTGGGAGATTTGTCCGACGCGGCGAAAGATGCCGGCGAAGGCCTGGGTACGGCCGGCGTTGCGGCAGGCGCTTTTGTTGGCAATCTGGCCAGCGAGGCGTTCGGGAAAATCGTCGACGGGCTGAAAGAATGCATCGAGGTCACGCAAGAGTACCAGACAGCCATGGGCAAGCTGGACACAGCATTCACGACAAACGGCTACAGTTCCGAGGCGGCATTGAAGACCTATAAAGAGCTGCAGGGTATCCTCGGCGAGACGGATCAAGCCGTCGAGGCGGCCAACCATTTGGCCATCCTAACCGATAACGAGGCGGATCTGCAGACGTGGACGGATATCTGCACGGGCGTGTTTGCTACCTTTGGCGATTCGCTGCCGATCGAAGGCCTGACCGAGGCGGCGAACGAGACCGCAAAGGTTGGGCAGGTTACCGGCCCGCTTGCGGATGCGCTCAACTGGGCGGGCGTGTCCGAGGATAAATTCAATGAGAGCCTGGCCGCGTGCACGGACGAGCAGGAGCGCCAGCAGCTGATTATGGATACGCTCAACGGTCTCTACAGTGAGGCATCTGATGCCTACAAGGAGACCAATGCCGATGTGATTGCGGCAAACAAGGCAAATGAGGAGTGGACGGCATCCATAGCGGCGGTCGGCGCGGAGTTTACGCCGTTGATCGCCGAGGTGAAGTCTATGGGCGCGGAGCTGCTGGATAAGGCTGTCCCAGCTATTCAGTGGGTGAAAGACAATCTGCCGGAAGTTGTTGCTACGATTGCCACACTGACTGCCGGGATCACCGCGTTCAAGGTGGCACAGCTCGCCGCGATCGCGTCGGAGCAGGGCATGACGCTCGCGCAATACGCTGCCACACAGGCCAAAACCGCAGCCACAGCGGCGCAGAATGGCCTGAATGCGGCGATGAAAGCGAACCCAATCGGCTTTGTTATTACTGCTATTAGCCTGCTGGTGACTGCCTTCATGTATCTCTGGAACAACTGCGAGAGTTTCCGCGTGTTCTGGCAGAACCTCTGGGAGGGCGCAAAATCAACATTCCAGTCGGTTTGGACGTGGCTCTCGAACTTTTTCACGGTCACGATACCGGATATCTTCAATACGGTGATCAGCTTCATCGAAACCAACTGGCAAGGCCTTTTGCTCCTGCTCGTGAACCCGTTCGCGGGCGCATTCAAGCTGATCTATGACAACTGCGAGGGATTCCGAACAAAGGTCAATGAAGTGGTGAGCGCCGTCCTGAACACGCTGCGCGAGCTCCCGGCGCAGGTGCTGAGTGTGGGCCGCAATCTGGTGGAAGGCCTGTGGAACGGCATAAACGATAAACTCTTGTGGTTGAAAGACAAGATCAAGAGTTTTACTGAGTCGGTGCTTGATTCTATCAAGCACTTCTTTGGCGTCAATTCTCCGTCCAAGAAAACGGCGTGGATCGGTGACATGCTCGATCAGGGTCTTGCGAGCGGCCTTTTGGACAATATGCAGGATCCCGTGCGGGCCATGAAGCGCGTGAGCGACGGCGTCCTCAGCGCCGCCGGCGGAACGTATCAAACGCAGATGTCGGCGATGCAGACGGCGGGCGCATCTGCGGCTGGAAATGCAGGGATCTCGGCCGTGCTGGAGCGCATGGACCGGCTCGAGCGCGCCATCACGTCCATGCAGATCTATATGGACGGAAACGCTGTGGTCGGTGCCGTTGCGCAGCGTATGGATGCGGCGCTCGGCGATATTTACAGGCAAAATGAAAGGAGGGCTGTTTATGGAGTTTGACTGCAAGATTGGCGGAGTTAAGTACGCTGGACTGGAACTGCTGGATGTGCAGATCGGTCTGCCGAGTGTGAAAACACAGCAAGAAAGTGTCCCGGGTGCTGATGGTGTGATCGATCTCACTGATGTCCTGAATGGCGGGCCGGCCTATGGAAACCGGACAATTAAACTTCGGTTCGGATTCGACCCGTATGGAAGCTTTGACTTCTATGCATTTGCAGGTGCGGTGCACGGCAAACGCCTGAAATTGGAGCTGGGCAACCGGAGCGGCTACTACATTGGGCGATTCACGATTGGGGACATCGAAAAAAGCAAGACGACAACAATATTTGTTGTCACAATTGACGCCGACCCGTACCGGCTGGAATCGGCCGAGACAAGCATCTCCATTCCTTGCTTGGCGAGAACATCTAACACAATGATTGACGGCACCGCAACTGTGCACAAAGCGTGGGCAACCGGGGTGGCGCAGGTGTACGGCACAGGTACGGATACGGTGCTGTCTGTTTACAGCAACAAACCATATACAGGTGAGTACCGGCAGGGCGCGATTTTCAAACTGCCATGGCCCGAGGCGGGGAGCTGCCTAGTATCAGCTGATGTGGAAAATGGGTGGTACGGCGTTTGCGATGAAAATGGGACAGAATACACAGCTAGCGAGTCCCGCTGGATTGAGACTGTTCCGGCCAATGGTCTGTATATCATGCTGTTCACATACGGCGGCGCGGCGCACTACGGAAAACTGCGCAATATTCAGGTATTTAAGGCAACACCAGCCTCGCTGACCGGATTGGCAAGTGATCGGATGCTGTATCCGACTGTGACATGGACAGGAGATGTGACAACAATTGTGCCATGCCGCCGGCCGCTGCCGCTTGCGACGCTACGCGGGAACGAAAAGACAAGCCCGTATTTGCAGATTCAGCGGCGCGCGGCAGATTACGCGTATGCGATTGGTGACACAGCGGGGACAGTCACATTAACCGGAAGGAGAGGGTGGTTGTAATGTACGCGGGGTATGTTGATGATCGGTTGCTTTTCTCGGCTGGTATGGCCGGATACGAGATATCAGCTGGTACAATCCACAAGGAAATCGGCAAGTGCGATTCGGCGACAATCAAGCTGCCGCCGAGCAATTTGATGCGCGATACTCCCGTAAAACGCGCGTCTATTATCAAAATCTGCAAGGATGGGGTTACCGTATTTAAGGGGTGCGTTGCGGATACGTCGATGGATTTTGCCGGAAACAAGACATACAACATCGATGGCGCCATGATGTGGATGAAGGATATTTGTAAGCCACCGTTCACCATGACAGAGGATACGATGCTGTACTATGCTACTGCAATTATCACACAGTACAACGATGTATGCCGTGCGACCAAGCAAATCAAACTCGGAACGGTTGATGATACGCTGCCGACTTTGGCTGTGGAGCAGACGGAATATAAGCCTATGCTATCGTTGCTGCAGGATGCTGCGCAGGCAATCGGGGGAACTCTGTGTATCCGTTATGACGGGGATGATATCTTCTTGGATGTCATTAAAGCATATGATCACAGGTGCGCGCAGCAAATCGAGATTAGCAAGAATTTGCTCGATCTCACTGATCAGGTCGATAGTGCAGATCTGATTACACGTGTATACCCACTAGGTAAGGATGGCTTGACGATTGCCAGCGTAAACAATAATAGTACCTGCCTGATTAACGCTGATGCGGAGGGGCTCTACGGGCGCATCGACGGCACGCTGCGCGTGGACACGGATGATGCAGATGCGCTCAAGGCACAGGCAGCTGCCTACCTTGCACAGTATTGCGGCTTGTCGCATGGCATTCGGGTGACAGCGGCAGATTTGTCCGCTGTTGATTTCAAGCTGGAGTCGTATCACGTTGGCGACAGCGTCCGAGTGGTGTCTCCGCCGCACGGAATTGACACAATTATGCAGGTAACCAGTATGGACACAAGCCTTGTTAGCGAAAAGGATACCATGGTGCTTGGATGGTCGAACCGGACGCTGACCGGCGCCGTCGCATCCGGCGGCAGCGGCTCGTCGAGCGGGACAACGACCTCCGGCGGTGGTGGCACGATCGACGTGGACAGCGCACTGTCGCTGGATAGCACCAACCCCGTCCAAAACAAGATCGTGACCGCCGCCTTGGCCAGCAAGGCCGGGACGTCGCTGGCCACGCAGTCTGCGGCGGGCCTGATGTCCGCCGCGGATAAGGTCAAGCTGGATGGCCTGTCCGGGGCGGGCGTGACGCTGACGCACATGACGGCCGCGGAAATGCAGGCCATCTGGGACGCAAATTGAAAGGAATGATAACATGGACGATCAATCTACATACGTAGGGCCGACCGCGGCTGCGAAACTTGCGGCGCTGGCAAAGGCCGCCGCGAAAAACGCGATTACAGTCGATGATCAGCTGTATTCACAATCCACGCATCCCGTGCAAAACAAGGTCGTGACCGCCGCGCTGGGCGAAAAGGCCGGGAAGGATGTTGCCACACAGTACATCAACGGCCTGATGTCCAAGGACGACAAAGCCAAGCTGGACGGCATCGAAGCGGGCGCGAACAAAACTACCGTGGATGCAGCGCTGGACGCTGGCAGCACCAACCCGGTGCAGAACAAGATTGTCACTGCAGAACTGGACAAAAAGGCCGGGAAGGACGTCGCCACGGCGGACGCTGATGGCCTGATGTCCGCCGCGGATAAGGTTAAACTGGACGGAATCGAGGACGGCGCAAACAAGACCATCGTCGACGACGCCATGTCGGATACATCGACGAACCCTGTCCAGAACAAGGTAATCAAGCAGTATGTCGACGAAAAGGGTGTGAATTACTTTGACACCTACGTCGAAAAGCCCACGAAAGGACAGCTGACTGCCTACGCCGACTACTACACGTGCAAATGCAAAGCGACGCACACCTACGCGGAAATTGCTGCTGCGCTTGCAAAAGATATGGTGCCGCGCGTCCTGCTGGTCGATGTCATCGGCAGTGCGGGCGCCAATCGCATCGTATGCCCTCTCAACGAATACTACAACGGTGCCGATGGGTCGTACGATTTCGACGCGCCAAACATTGCCGGTATGTACGGTTACGGTACCGGCATCGTCAGTATCAGCGAGGACGGGGCAGATTACACGTGCAGTGCCGGTGAACTGCCGCCTGTCACTGGTAACGGCAAGTGCCTTGTAGTCGATGATGGCAGGTATCGGTGTGGGACACCGGCGACCGCCACGCAGTCAACGCCCGGCTACATGTCGACGGCCGACAAAGCCAAGCTGGACGGCGTGGAGGCGGGCGCAAACAAGACCATCGTGGACGCAGCGCTGGATGCAGCATCGGAAAACCCCGTGCAGAACAAAGCGGTCAAAACCGCACTGGACACGAAAGCGGGCACGGCAGTGGCGACCACGTCTGCCAACGGCCTGATGTCGGCGGCCGACAAAGCCAAGCTGGACGGCGTGGAGGCGGGTGCAAACAAGACCACCGTGGATGCAGCGCTGGATGCAGCGTCGGAAAACCCCGTGCAGAATAAAGCCGTCAAGGCAGCGCTGGACGGTAAGCTGTCGACACGGGGTGGCGAAATTTCGGGTTATTTGAGCGTTGGGCTTACAGTCAGTGCTGAGGGGTCTGTATCTACTGGCAAGACGAGCACGGACACAGGAATCCATTTCGAGAAAGCGGGTTCTGACGTCGGACGCATTTCGCACGGCTCGGACCCCATGACTGGTGTGGCGCCAATTGCCCGCCTGAAAGTGGCATCCCCGACAGAGAATGACGACGCGGCGACTAAGGGGTATGTGGATGGCAGCGCGGTGCGATACGACGCGGCACAGGAGCTTGAATTCGCACAGAAAGGTCAGGCGCGCCAGAATATCGATGCGGCTGGTGTTGATAGCCCTCAGTTTCAGGGCTTTTTGACGCTATCGCCCGCGAACGAAACCCTTGGACATGGCGTGGGCCTGTCCCCGACCGGCAGCGGGCACAACTATACGCTTGACATTTCTGACGTGGACGAGGGCAACCCGACGCTGCTTACTGGCGTTAAAACGCCGACGGACGCGAATACCAATGCAGCCACGACCGTGGAATATGTGAAGAATAAAATCGCCGAAGTCGCTGCGAGCGGCGGAGTGGACGTGGATAATGCACTGTCTGCTACGTCGACAAACCCCGTCCAAAACAAAGTCGTGACTGCCGCCTTGACCGGCAAAGCGGGCACGGCAGTGGCGACCACGTCCGCCAACGGTCTGATGTCTGCTACAGATAAGACCAAGCTCGACGGCGTGGAGGCAGGTGCGACCAGGACCACCGTGGACGCAGCACTGGACGCAGCGTCGGAAAACCCCGTGCAGAACAAAGCGGTCTTGTCGGCATTGGACGGCAAGATGGGCAAATCCGGCGGCACATTTACCGGAAACGTCTACGGCAAGTATTTTTGCGGTACATGGCTACAGTCCAATGCCGCTAGCGATCTTGGCAGAACGCCCGGAAAGATTGCTGTGCTGGATGACAGCGGCTGGGTATACTATCGCACACCGGCCGAGCTGCTGGCTGACATCGGCGCAATGTCCGGCGGTGACTACTACACCAAAGCCGAGACGGATGCAGCTATCGCTGTGCGGGCAAGCACGTCGGCATACGGCACGACCAAGCTGTCCAACAGCACCACATCGTCCAGCAAGACGCTGGCCGCGACGCCGTATGCCGTCAAGACTGCGCTGGCGCAGGCCAAGGCATACGTGGATAGCGCGATCGCCGTGGCGATCAACAGCGCGTACTAAGGTGGGTGATTCTATGTCTACTACTGTAGCCCTCACGAACATTATGGCCAACAAAAACACAGGCTTTTTTCCGGCCTTTTTGGGCAACTGCTCATGGCAAATGTCCACCCTTGTACCAGGCGATGGCTCCACAAATAGCGCTAAAGTAATCCCGTCCGCGCAGGGAGAGGTTACGCTTACATCCAGCGATCATGGTCTAATTGCGTCGCACAAGTACTACGTTACGTTTAAAATTCGTTTCGAATCGGCCACACAAGGCACCTGCGACTGGTACTGGCCAGTAGCCGAGCCTGCAGCGGCTGCGGGTATGGCCGTCAACGCCGCTGCAGGCGCATGGACACGTCTGTCGGCCGTGTTCACGCGTACCAGCTTTACAGATGGGTCGTACCCGTGTCGATTCGACTACAACAACGATGACGGCAAAAAAACGACGTTCTGGTTCACATCCTGCATGCTGATCGACCTAACCGCCGCTTTTGGGGCAGGGCTGGAGCCAAGCAAGGACTGGATGGACAAGCACGTAACATCTTTCGCGGATTCACAGGCGGTAGAGTATATCGAAAATTTGGGGGAACTGTTTACGAACATCGCCGACGCGATCCGCGCGAAAAGCGGCCAAACGGGCGAAATCTTCCCCTGCGACTTTGCGGATCGTATCCGGGCGCTGTGACGGAGGTTGCGTTATGACTATCATCAAAGTGATTGCGGAGAAAAACAAGTGTTATCAGGCGGGTGGTGTGCTGCACCCGCAGGGCATTATGCTGCACAGTGTTGGATGCGCGCAGCCGTCTGCTGCGGTATTTGCGCGCAGCTTTAACCAGTATCAGCCGGACGGGCAGAGCGTGTGCGTGCACGCCGTCGCGCAGGCGGACGGCACGGTGTATCAGCTCCTGCCGTGGGAGATGCGCGGCTGGCACTGCGGCGGGAGCGCCAATTCTACGCACATCGGTGTGGAGATGACCGAGCCGAGCGCAGGCATGACTTACGCGGAGGCGGCGGAGCAGATTGCGGGCACGTACCGCACGGCCGTGGAGCTGTTCGCCGCACTGTGCAAAAAGTACGGCCTTGATCCGGTGCGGGACGGCGTAATCATCGGGCACGCCGAGGGACACCGACGCGGCGTGGCGAGCAACCACGCAGACCCGGAGCTGCTGTGGCGCACATATGATATGGGCTACACGATGGACGGGTTTCGGGCGGACGTCGCGGAGGCAATGGCAGCAAAAAATACAGATAAGGAGGACGATGACATGACACGGTACAACACAATTGATGACGTGCCTGGCTGGGCGCGTGGCACGATCAAAGCAATGATGGATGCTGGGCTGATTGCCGGCACGGGCGGCGGTGATCTGGACTTGTCAGCCGATATGCTGCGGATGCTGTACATCATGTGGCATATGCGCGATACGCGCTATGGCCGCATCGTAGACGGCAAGGTGACTGATGTACCTGCATGGGCGCAGGGCACGGTGCAAAAGCTTGTCGATGACGGTGCGCTTGCGGGCGTAGGCGATGGCAAGCTTGACTTGTCCATGGACATGATGCGGATGCTCGTGATTGCGGCAAACATGGATAAATAAAAGGAGGAATACATATGAATGCACCGAGTAAAGCGATGGAATTGAAAGCGGCCATCTCGGCTTTGCTGGCAGGGATGACGGCGTTTTGGGGATGGACAGGCTGGCTTGTGATCGTGTGGCTGGCAGCGATGATCCTGGATTATGCGACGGGGTCGTGGGCAGCCATCTCGGCTGGTGCGTGGGATAGTGCAGTTGCACGTGCTGGGCTGTGGCACAAGCTGGGCAGCATCGTGGCGATGCTGGTTGCGTTGCTGCTGGATGTTGCGTTGTCTGCGATTGTGAATTATGGCGATTTGGGATTTGACCTGCCGTTTGAATACAAGGCGGCGTTCCTGCCGTTGGTGGCCATTTGGTACATTGTGACGGAACTCGGCAGTATCACGGAAAACGCTGCAAAGCTGGGCGCGCCGGTGCCGAAGGTTCTGACGGACTGCCTGGCAAAGCTGAAAGACAAAGCGGATGAAGATAAATAAAGAGCGGGCGCTGCCAGTTAAGGCAGCGCCCGTGTTTTTTTACCAACCCCTTCATCGCGGCACTGACAGCGGCCAGCTCCTCGGGCGTCCAAATTTGCTCATGTCAGCATCCCTCGTATTTCCGTTCGATGCTGCGCATCAGATCCAAGACATCCTGCGCGAAGGGATATTCTCCCGTGTTGTCTCGCACGGTCTCCGTAAGGAAACTCCTCAGCTCACGCCAGCACTCTGTGTAGAACATCAGCTCGTCGTCACGCTTCACACTCACCGCCTCCTTCCTCCATGCGGTCAATGATGATTTTATCGTACATGCTCGCTCCTTTCACTCAATGGCAGCTTCGATGCTGCTGATGACTTCCTCCAGGTTATCTACGGCTTCGGAGAGGTTGTCGCAGGCCTCGTCTGCCTTTTCATAGCGTTCGCTCTCCTGCATATTCTCAGGGATATTGCCGCGGTACTCTTCCTCCTCAGCCTGGAGGTCTTCGAGGCTGCCTTTCAGCTCCTCCAGCTGGTCGATGATGCTCTGCAAATTTTTGCGGCGGATCTTGTTCATGGTCGTGTCCTTTCTCCCCGTAGGCCCGATAGGTCAGGCACTTCGTTGATCGACGATAATGATTGCGGCACCGTCAAGTTCGTATTCCTCACCAACCGAGGCGAGGTCCGCCCAGCCTGCAACATCTGCGGCTGTGTCGTGGCTATAGCCGTGGTCAGTCAGAAAAGTATAGATGCTGTCATGCGCCCATGTCTTGAATTGTGCCTGCGCCGAGGCGGTCTTGATGATGACTGTTCCGTGCAT